CGCTACTTCCACCTCCATCACAGAGTTTGCCGGTGGTATCCATCATGAGGAACCCAACCTTGCCAGCCGTGTAGGTGGCAGGTGGGGTGCCGCAGTTGGCGACGATTGGGACGCCCAGCACAGAGACTCCGGCTGGGGGCGGCATGGTGAACTGTTGGGCCAGCGCCGGACTGGCTAGCCCTAAGAGGATCGTCAGTCCGGCGAGGAGTTTCTTCATGATGCGCTCGTGCAGATGTACGCGATCTTCGAAGATGCGTTTGAGGTTTGGGTGATGGTTAGGGCCGTGGTGGAGGTAGTCCAAGACATCGCGGCTAGCGGGCCGGTCTGCCATGAGACTACGCAGTTCGGGGCCGTTACAAAGGCGGTACCGAAGGTCACAACGCAGGAGGTCGAGGCAGTAGTGCCTGCGGTGATTACGCCCGAGAGATCGGTACCGGTGATGAGCGGCGAACCGCCCGTCGAGCAGCCGGTGAGGACTGGCAGCAGCTTCCCTGCCGTGGGCGAGAGGATGTGGGCTGGGAAGTAGACGTTGTTGTTGGTGTCAACGCTAATGGCCCCGGTTGGGTCCTGAGAGAGTTGAACCGACTTTTGGGCTATCGCAAGGCCACCCGCCAAGGCCAGGATTAGGAGCGACGGGATGATGTGGCGAAAGTATTTCATCATGCGATCCTATACCAAATCTTAGAGGAAGCTTTGTACTGCCAAGCCGGGAAGGAGGCATTGGCGGTGAGGGTTTGAGAGTTGAAGGTGGTCGTGAGGGTATCGCCCGAGCCTGCGGTGACGGTGACCATCGTGGTGAGGGTCGTGTCGGTGCAGAGGCGGACTACGGTACCGTCGGCCGGAGCCGCAGGGAGGGTGACCGCCCAGGTCGTAGGGGCCGTCGAGACCCAGCAAAGCGTGCCGGGGGTTGCGGTTGAGGTCGCGGAGCCCGTGCCCGATTTGGTCGTGATGGGCTGGGAACCACGAACGGTATTGATCCCGATGTAGGATCCGGGACCGCCGGGACCTTGCCCGACAACCCAAACCTCGTTGCCCGAGATCGAAGTCTGGACAACCTGTTGGGCAAGCACAGCGAGTGGGGCCATAAGCCCCACTGCCAATGCGACCCATAAGAGTCGTTTGTTCATCTGGCTCTCCTAGTTCGCGACATTGATGCCAGCTTGATAACCACCCATGGTTTGGTTGGCTGTCGAGTTGTACATCTGATCATCGCGATCGAGAACGATGAAGGAGGAGAGGTAGCCAGTGACTGCGCCCACGCCGGTGTAGACGAGCTTGAGGAAGCGTGGGACCGCGATGCCTGCCGGTGGACGCGGCATGTCCATGTCCAGAAGGCGGGCACCGGCGACGAGAGTGGCCGTGGCGTAGGCAGGGGATGCCCACCAAGCCGAGAAGGCTGCTGGGGTGCCCGTGCCGGAATCAACGGCACCTTCAAGGGTGATGGAGAGCGACGTGCCGCCGGAATAGGTCGTCATGACCTGAACCATGAGCTTCATCGCAGGATCATCGCCGATACCGATGTCACGGGCACCACCACCATTCGCGTAGGAGGGGATACCGGAAACGATGCCGAGGTCGATGATGTTGGTGGAGTCCTGTGTAGTGCCGGACGGATTCACCAAGACGTTGTTGTCAAAGGCGAGTAGTGCGTCGAGAATCATTGTGTGGCTCCTTAGGTTACTTGCGCTTCGTTGTTGAGGACCGCATCGCAGGTACGAACTGGGATGCCACGGAAGGTGGTGACGACCTTACCATTGTACTCTTCGAGCCGGAGCAGGACGTTGGTCTTGTTCATGGCCTGGAGATCGAGGTAGGTGCGGATCACACGGTTGCAGTAGATCACCACGCGGCCCATGTTAGCCCGGACTTCGGGAGTGTCCGAGGTCTGGATTGCGGTCGCGCCGGAGGGGGCCGTGGGCAGACGGTAGAGGCCGCGCACGATCAGATTGATCAGGTTGGCGGCGCTGACGCCGGTCAACTGGGTCACGTCGATGTTGGCGATGCGGGCGGTATAGCGCCAATCGCGCATGACGAGCCCGATCTCCCATTTGAAGTGATCGCGGTAGGCTTGGTAGGTGTTGCCCGAGGCATCGGTGACCGGCCATTCACCCATATCGCGGTGCTGGAGTCCGGTGATCTTGCTTTTGGGGAACGTGGCGTGGGTGGTGTCTGAGCCCCAGGTCGTGATCCAGAGCGAGGTGTTGGTGTTGCTGGTGCCGCCACCGTCGAGAACGTTGTTGGCGGTCTGGGAGGCGGAGGTGGTCTTGGTGGAGTAGCGAGGCGCGAAGCCGGTGAAGCGTTCCGGGTTCGTGTGCTGATTGCCGTAGATCACCGTGGCCGCGACCTGTTGGGACATGCCTTCGAGGAAGGCTTTGACTTCGGAGAGCCGGAACTCGGCGGTATTGCCGTTGAGATCCGCAATGTCCTTGTCGATAACTGCGTAGGTTTCGAGGTTGCCGCAGGTGTCGACGATCTGGGCGGTCGTGGACTTGGCGTTCGGGACGCCAGCGTTCAGCAAGCGCCAGGTTGCCTGGGGCAAGCCGGTCCGTACGGTCGTTTTGTGACCGGTCGGGAGGTTGCCTTCCATGACGAGCATGTCGTCAAGGATTTCGTTGGTTTGGGACAAGAGCTCGATGATGGATGCGACGTGATACCCATCATCCATGCGCTTCGCCCAATCCGCGTAGGTGAGTGCGGAATTGCCGATTGTAGCCATGGGTTAGTATCTCCAAAGGAGGGTTAAGGGGTAGGTGGCGGGTATCCGTTCCCATCTGAGCATTGCCGTTCGACCTCTCTGAGGCTGGGTTAGGATTTGTTGAGGTTCGGGTACATCGCGGCCGCAACGGATGGGCGCTGTACCTGACCTGATTGGGTCTGTCCGTGGGGCGAGGGATTGGCCCCACGGACAGGAGTCCCTTCCACGACAGCGGAGGCCAGTCGGTAGAAGGCTTTGATGAATGCGGGATGATCGCCCGCGCCGGTGAGGTTCATGGCCTCGCGGAATGAGGCGACGAGAGTTTGATCGCCCAGAGTATCCAGCGCCCGACCGATGGTCTCTTTGACCTGAGGTAGCTTTGGACCAAGATCCGGATCAGCCTTGACCTGAGCCTGCCAGCCTTCGCGCATTGCGTCGTAAGCGGCGTAAGGGGCCTCGGCTGCGTCCTTCTGGAGCTTAGCTTGGAAGTCGACGAGGCGCTGGGCGGCGGCGTTGTCAAGCTTTAGTTCCTTGAAGAGGGTGGAGGCTTCGGCGACCACGGTTTCGTTGAGGTCGTAGCCTTCGGGGGCTTTGAGTTCGTACTTCTCAGGGAGCCCAGATTCAGTGGCGGGCTCCGGGGGTGTAGTCGACGAAGGCTGGGCCGAAGTCGGTTCCGGTGGGGTCGGGCTCGGGCTCAGGCTCGGATCCAAGGGTTGGTTCGCTGCTTGGTTCACTATCTCCCCGGTCGGAGTTCGCGCTTCGGGCGTATTCGGCTGCGGTGCTTCGGGCATTGGCTTCTTCCATCATGAGGACGTATTGGTTGGGGCAATAGGCCATTATGTCGGCCAGGAGGACTAGGCCCACGTTCCGTTCGCCCTTACGGTACGCTTCCAAGAGAGCCTCGTTGGTAAATGGGTCGGCGAAGATGTGGCAGAACTCGAGTTTGGTGTGAATCCATGCGCGGCCGGTAATGGTGGACATCAGGCCCGAGACGACCTCGCGATCGTTGGCTGCGAGGCGCGCAGAGGCTTTCTCTTGGGCCCGAATGTCTTTGCGGGAGGCCGCGTTGGGGTTCATCAGTGTCCCGATCGAAATGGATTGAACAGCCAAAGGAGGCCAAACGCGATAGCGCAAATTATGAATATCGCGATGGGGATACCTAGTACCCACAAGACATCACCGAGTGTGATTGCGTGGCTCACGGGCTAACGCCTCCCATTGCTTGGAGAGCATTGACGCCAGCGCCGGTATCGGTCTGGGAGAGGACCTGTGCGGATTTGGACAGCTTCTCAGCCATGTCTGCCTGCTGCTGCGCGGCCTGGGCTTGCTGGCGTTGGGCCCGGATCTGGGCCAAAGCCTCGGGCGAGCGGATCATCTTAGGATCATTGTTCAGCAGGAAGGAGTATTTGTCAAGTGCGTAGTCGATGTCAATATTATCCATCACAGCGGGATCGATCCCGGCGATGTTTCCAGCAAGGCCGAGGACCCGTTCGATCCCGGCCGACTGCGCCGCTTGTTGGGCCTGTTGGAGCATCGAAACGAACTCAATATCAAGATTCTTCCCTGCGATCTCTTGAGGAGGTGGCGGGAAGATGTTGGCTCGTGCGGCCATTGAAAACACACGATTAAGGATTGGCTTGAGGGCTTCGTTATCAATTCTCTCCAAGGCAGGCCCCAGCATGACGAGGGACTCACTCTTTCGCATGTCCCATTCGACCGCTGTAACGTTACTTCGAGTTTCGTACTGGGAGGCGGTGTTGAGGACATCGTTGAAGAAGGTTTTCTTAACCCGCTCCTTGCACTCATTGAGATCCTCGGTGATTTCGTTCACGGGGAACTTGGTGTCGTAGACGGAGGAGAAGCCCGGTTTGCCTGATGCGGCGTACCCAGAAACGTAAGTAATACCACCAGGAAGAAGGCTAGCAGGCTGATTTTTGAGCTGAACGTCCGCAACCAGCGGTGGGTTGACCATTTTGTCAATTGCTTGCGCCTTGCGTCGGGTTTCGAGTTGGATTTGCTTCTGATCGGGTAAAGCGTCCATGCCTGGGGATCGGCCGTAGGCATCGTTGGATACTAAGTCCCATCGGGCGCAAATGTTGGGTTGTTCGTAGTAGCCAGTGCGCCGGAGGAAGGTTGCGGGGGATTGGGTGCCACCTTGCGGCGCAGTTGTTCCACCCCACTCCCAATAACACTCGCGGTAGGTAAAGTTCGGGCTGAAACCAAACTCTCGAGCACGCCCATCATTATTAGGTTCGATAGCGTGAGCCACCACAAGTTCTCGAGTGAGGTTAGCGCCGGAGTTGTCATTGTAGAGTTGTCGGATTGCGTCGGATACATTTTCGATTCCGAATTCGTCGACGACGGCCGATACCGTCATTGTAAACTCGCGGTAGAAGATACAAGGGCGGTATTTGCCGTCGATGTCGATGTAGTACTCGCCCGCGCAGGGGTTGTAGCAGTTTACGACGTTGTCGAAGTCGTCGTAGATCAGCATTGTGGCCGTGCCGAAGATTACGAGGTCGTAGTAGAAGGTTGCGATGGAATTGTAGAAGTTACTCTC